CTTCCCTGTTTATGAATCCCAACCCCTACATGATAACCAGTTCCTTACTATTTGCTACTGTTATCTTTATGGAACTCTATGGGGAATGCTTCTGGGTCTTAGAAGGTAGAAAGAATGTTACTGAGATTCCTACTGAGATATGGTGTGTTACTCCTACCAGATTTGAACCTGTCTTTGATAAAGATCGAAAGTTTAGAGGATACTGGGAATATACGGCAAGAGATATAAAGATGACCTTTGCTCCTCATGAAATACTACATTTTAAGTACTTTAACCCCTATGATGACATTAGAGGTTTATCTGGTATTCAAGCATCACGACTTGGTGTTGAACAGGATTACTTTGCAAGTAAGTATAATAAACAGTTCTTCAAAGATGGAGTATCACTGTCGGGGTTGGTACAGGCTCCTGATTTCCTAACTGATGAGCAGTATAATAGATTGAGAATGCAATTTGAAGAAAGACATGCTGGTTATGGAAATGCTCACAAAGTCGGTATCATTGAAGGTGGTGCAACATTTGCTGAAACGAAAACCATGTCACAGAGAGATATGGAATTTAGTGTTTTAAAAACGGTTATACGTGGTGAGATACTTGCTGCTTTTAAAACGAATGAAGTTGTGCTTGGTAATTATGAGAATATTCAGTCGTATGAAGGTATCGCTAACGCCCACCAGTCATTTTGGAAGGAGACGCTTCTTCCAAAGATAATTTTAATTGAAGAGTTCTTGTGGGCTAAGTTCTTTTCTAATATCAATGGTGGTAAAGAGTGGGGTAGTTTTGATTTATCAGTTATTGAAGCTCTTAGAGAAGATTTTAGAAGTAAAGTGGAGATGGCTGATCTGTTAAATAAGATTGGATATCCTATTAATATGATTAATAAACGATTAGATATGGGGTTTGAAGATGTGCCGTGGGGTAACACGTGGTTTGTGAAGATGGGAACAGTACCCGTTGAGTATGTTATAGAGCATCCAGTTCCAGAAGTTACCCCCCCAGATGAGGACGATGATCCTGGAAACAAACCAAACGAACCTGAAGGTGATGCTGATAAACCAAAGGAGGACCCAATGGAGGGCGAGAAAGATATTTCACTAGATAAACGAGATGATTCCTTGTGGGCTAATTTCATAGCTCGGGAAGTTCCAGTGGAGCAGATGTTTAAAAGTAAATTAAAACGATTTCTTTATGAACAAAGAAAACGGGTGCTTACCAACCTTTATAAAAGTCCAGACAATCTCCTTAATGTAGAAGAAGAAGTGAAATGGCTTGAAAAGGTATTCTCAAATCTCTACTATGTTGCTTCACAAACTGGTAAAGAGTTATTAAAGGAAGAGTTGATTATTGATGAAATAGAGTATAAAGAAGTAGATGATTTTATTGGTGATCGACTCAAATTCAGTGCGAGAACCATTATTAAAACTATTTACAACAGCCTATTAAAGCTCCTTGACGAGAATAAATCTACGACTGTTAAAGGTCAGGCTGATAAAGTGAGAACACTTTATAATAAAACGGATAATAGAGTTTCTACTATTGCACGAACAGAATCTGCGGCTATAATGAATGGTGTAAGATTTCTTCTGATGCAGAAGAATGGAGTGAAGTATCACAAGTGGATTTCACGTTCAGAGAATGGTAGACATGCCAAGTTTGATGGCAAAGTAGTTAGGATAGGTGAGTCCTTTAGTCCTGATTTCACGTTACGATTTCCTACAGATAGAAAAGGACCCATTGGTGAATCAATTAATTGTTTGTGTATGACAGTTCCTGTCATCAATGTAAAAAATATTAAAGGAATTTGATGGACTTGCCGATAGTATTATATAGAGAGATTTTTTAGGGAGGATTAAGTATGGATAAAGTTATAAAAACTCATATAGGTGAAATTAGAAGTGTAGATGAAAAGACCTTTACGCTTGAAGCTATTGTTTCTGATGAAACTATAGATAGATACCAGGAAGTTATAAAAATTGATGCTTGGAAGAAAGGTTTGAAGAATTATCAGAAGCATGGGGTACTTCTTTCCAGTCATAATTATGGTACACTTACTAATCAGATAGGAATAGCTGAGAAGGTGAGAGTGGAAGATGGTAAACTTATTGCTAAGTTTAAATATTTTACGAATTCAGGAAACCCAGAAGCGGACTGGGGTTGGTTTTTAGCAAAACAGGGGTTGGCGGCTTATTCAGTTGGTTTTTTACCACGTCCAAATGGCTATGAGACAGCAAGTTGGGATGAAGATGATGTTAAATCAGGAAAGAAACCATTAAGAACCTACACCGATGTAGAATTGCTTGAAATTAGTCAGGTAACAGTACCCGCTAACCCCTCTGCTTTACAAAAGAGTATGGAAGAGGATGTAGATCCTTTTATGAAGGAGTATTCAGAAATGGTCTATCAGAAGGTTTTTAACAAACATGAGGAGATTATTCCTTTAGAGGAAGATTTTTCCGAGATGGTTACTAAAGATTTAGAAGGACCTATTGGTAAAGATATAGATGACGAGGAAGTTCTAGAAGTTGAAGAGAAAGATCAAGAGGTTCGTAAATCAGAGGAGGATGCGATGATATTAAAAGCAATTGAAGAGTTGAAAGCAGAGATGGGTGAACGATTTACTAAAATTGAGGATAAGTTTGCTCAATGGGAAAAGGAAGATGAAGAGTATAAGAAAGACCTTGAAGACTTCACTGCTGAGTTAGAAAAAGAGCAGAAAGAAATTGAGGAAGAGGACGTTGTACTGAATCAGCTTGAGGAAGATGAAGATTATATTAAATCGCTTCTTTCTGAGCAGAATGAACTATTGGCTACAAAATTTTCCGTTCAGTCTAAGTAAGACAATGAACAAGGGGAACTATTATAGAACAAACATAAAATTTAGGAGGATTTAATTATGGAAATCAAAGAGCTTTTGGAAAAACAGAGTGAGTATTTAAAGAATATGAATCTATCAGTTGAGACTATTGAGTCTGAAATGAAGGCTTTTGAAGCAAGACTGAAAGACATGGAAGTAAGAATGACACCTAGTAGGGTTGCCCCTATTCCTGGTTTGGAATCTGAAGCAAAGAACTTCTCCTTTCTCAGGGCAGTAAGGTCAATGATTACAAATGATTGGGCAGATTCTGGGTTTGAAAAAGAAGTATTTCAGCAGGCTCGCAAAAAGGCTATGTCAATCGGTACGGATTCCTCAATGGGTTATTTTGTTCCCAACGAGATTCTTGCTGGTTACATTGAGCTGCTTAGAGCAGAGTCGGTTGTTATGAGTATGGGAGCTACGGTCCTCGACAACCTTACTGGTATCCCTGTTACGTTACCGAAACAGACTGGTGGAGCAACTGGGTACTGGGTTGGTGAGAATGAGCAGATCACGGAATCAGAGCTTACTACGGGTATGATTAGCTTAACCCCTAAAAAGGTAGGAGCGTTGGTAAAAATCTCTAATGAGACTTTGAAATATACCAATCCGTCAGCCGAAGCACTGATTAGAAATGATCTATTTACTACGATTGCTCTCAAGATAGATTATACATGTTTAAAGGGTAAGGGTTCTTCAAATGAGCCTACAGGTATCGCCAATGTTTCTGGTATTAATACTGTTGCTATTGGTACTAATGGTGGTGCTCCTACTTTTGATTTGCTTTATGATATGCAGTATGCTCTTCAGGAAGACAATGCATACAGAGGCAAATTGGGGTATATTTTCCACCCAGCAACAAGAAGGAGACTGGTAAAGACAAAGATAGCTCAGTATAGTACGGATACTGGCGGTGATTACATAATTGAACCTATGACTTCTGAGTCCGCACTTATTAGTTGGATGGGTCATCCCTATAAGATGACTACTCAGATCCCTATCAATCTTGAAAAGGGTAGTGCAGCAAACTGTACTGAGATTTACTTTGGTAACTGGGCAGAAATGCTTATTGGTATGTGGGGTGGTATAGAGCTTATGGCTTCTAAAGAAACCTCCACGGCTTTTGAATATGACCAGACTTGGGTCAGAATTCTTCAGTCCATAGATATTCAGGTAAGACATGCACAGTCATTCTGCCTGATTAATGATGCAACGATTGCGTAAATAATTAATTAGGGGGAGTTACCCTCCCCCTAAAACTTTTAGGAGGTAAAAATTATGCTTAGAGATTTAGGAAATATGATAGCGTCCCAGGTGACAATTGCACCGCAGACAATTGGTTCGACTGGTAACTCTTCAGTTAATGGTTATGGTATTGATAGGAAGGGCTATGAATCAGCAGTGTTTGTGTTTACCAATTCAGAAGCAAAGAAAATAACAACTCTTCCTACGGCAATAACGGTAACGTGTACGGTTGAGGATTCTGCTGATGATAGTACGTATGCGGCTGTTAGTGGATATTCTGAGGCTCATAACATTACAAATACGTATACTCAGACGGAGATTGAAGTCGCTGACCTTAAACCTTTGAAAAGGTATGTTAGAGGTAAGATGGCGTATGCACAAGATGGTGGTTCTGGTGACTTAATAGTTGTCGCTGCTACGGTAGTTCTTGGTTCACCACAGAATTATCCTGTGTAATTGAGGAGTGGGGGGAGACCATGAAACTAGTAGTGAGAAAGAGTTATATTGTTATGCACAATAACTTAAGATGGAAGGAGGGGGAAGAAATTCCCCCTCAGTACATCCAACCTGTGTTAGCTACCCAGAGTTGGAAAGTGGAGGATAGAGATGTCAAAGAAGAAAGCAAAAGTGGTTCCAGTAGAGGGAACGAAGAAAAACAAGAACAAGAAAAAGAAATCGAAGAGATAAAAGTAGATAGAATGATGACTGAAAAAACTACGAAGAAAAGGTGATATAGCATGAGTATAATGCTCACTTCTTTAGCTACTGTTAAGGCATTTCTAGAAATAGATACCGATAAGACGAATTATGATTCCTTAATTGTTACTATTATAAAGCAGGTATCAGATCGGATTCAGACATTTCTTAATAGAAAGCTACAGAAGGAAGAACGCACCCAGTATTTTACGGCAGGGCGAAAAACATACTTTCTCAGTGCATTTCCTATAGATGAAGCTGCGTCATTTACGGTAAGTTTGGATGATACCATTCAAACTAGCAATGATGATTATTGGGTATGGCCTGATTCTGGAACAATGGTGTTTGACTATGCTACTTCGTATATAGAACCAAGACAGCTCTATGTAACGTATACAGGTGGGTATGCGGCAACGGATACCGCAGTTGGTATTGCTGGCATTTCCACTATAACGGAAACTGTCTTGCTAATAGTGCCAGACTCTATGGCGTATGCTTGTATGCTACAATCCGCCTTTTTGTTTAGGAGAAGGAAAGATATAGGTATTAGTTCAATGTCCTTACCCGATGGTTCATTTAACACGCTCTACGCTGCTGATTTATTACCAGAGGTAAAGAATAGTTTAATGCAGCATAGAAAGATACCTACGGATTACTAATGATTGAAATTAAAGTTAAAAAGATTACTATACCTGAGAGTTTACGTGGACTAGATAAAAAAATAAAACATCTTGTTACTACTGAGGTCTTTGCAAGTTTAGATATACAACGGGCAGTACATAGTGTGAGAACTAATTATCTTTATAAAGTATTAAAGAAAAATACGGGGAAGCTTGGAGATTCAATGACTCCAGAAAAGAGAAAGTTAAATCAATATGCTTCAGTATTTGGGTTTTATTTTGACCCTAGGATAGCCCCTCATGCTGCTACCCAGATTTCGGAAGGTGCTTATATAAAAACTATTACCGCACATGGTGAGGGTAATTTAGCAATTCCGATAGGTCCTGCAAAACGGGTACGAAGTAGACTAACACCGAAGGATTTTGGTGGAAGTAGTGACTCAAGTTCAGCCTTTAGAGTAAGGAATAAGGTTCTTTTGTTAAAACATGCGGGAAGTAGGGGTGTACCTTATTTTATCTTAAAAAGACAGGTACAGATTCCACAAAGGGTGTATTCTCAAAATTTACTGAGGGAGTTTGAACGAGAGATAAATCCTCAGATCAACAAGATTGCTTTGAAGGCTGTACAAGGGTTAGGATTATGATATATTCTGAAGGATTAACGGCTCGACAGGCTATCATGGATAAATTAAAAGAGCTGGTGGAGGGTGTTGTTGATGACTCCAGCAACTTTCTTTTTAAGCAAGTCGAGTTAACGAAAACAGTTCCTCCAGACCTGGATACAATACAACTCCCTGCCTGTTTTATTTATTCTGATAGGGAGTATAGATTAGAAAATGAAGAGAGAGCAACTATAGGTCATGAAAGTTGGGAATGGTATGTAACCCTAGAAGTTTGGGCAGCGTATGAGGATTTAGAGACAATACTGAAGTTTATTCATAAAAAAATATATGATAATTATACTTTAGGAAATTATGCTAATTGGGCTTCAAGAGTAGCAGTAGATTTTTTAACTGTAGATCCAACAAAAGATATTGAGTCTATGGCAATTTCCTATCGTATCGTCTATAGACATGCATTAGGCATTATGTAAAGGAGAACAAATGAAGAAAATTTATTACGAAGAGGGTCCACAGAAACTTATGATTCTTAATGTTGGAATATTTGAAAAGAATATTCCTAAAGAAGTAGGGGATGAATACGCTGATTCTTTGGTTAAAAAAGGAACATTTAAGTACTTTGTAGAAGTACAACCTACGAAGAGGTCAGCTACAACTATAAATAAAACACAGCAATTGAATATTGAGGAGGTATAAATATGGGAATCCAGGCTAAAGGAAGTAAGACAGCTATAATTTATGATGGTGAAACTACATTTGGAACAACGAGAGTAGCAGTCGATGCTCACAAATTACCTTTTGTTAGTGAATCCTTACGACAGAGTAGAAATTTAATAGATTCACAGTCTATTCGCTCATTGAGAGATACACGTGCTCCAGCTAGAGGTAATTCTGAAGTTGCAGGAGATATTACCGTTGAGTTAGATCCATATATGGGTAAACTGTTATTTCATGCATTAGGAACAGTCTCAACGACAGGAAGTAACCCGTATTCCCACACCTTTACTGTGTATGACTTACCTCCCGGTATTACTATTGAGAAACAGTTTACTGATTTAACTATACCGGAGTATTTTGTATATAATGGTTGTAAAGTAAATAGTATGCGGGTATCGGTAAAAACAGAAGGGTTTATTGAAACATCCTTTAGTTTAATGGGAGCAGGTGAGACCACCTCTATAACTTCGATTGATGCCTCCCCTACAGACTATTCAGCGTCTGCGGTTGGATCTGCCTTTAATGCATTTAGTGCAGTAATTAAAGAAGGTGGAGTTCAACTGGGTACTGTGACAGAAATTGAATTCACCTTGGAAAATAACCTTGATGGGTCGGTCTATGTTATTAATGGTACAGGGAAACGGTATTCGATGCCTGAAGGTCTTGCAAAAGTATCAGGCACACTCCGAGCCTTGTTTGATACAATGGACCAATACAACAAAGCTGTGAACAATACTGAAACAAGTATTGAAATAACTATCTCTAATGGTACAGGTGATGGTTCCGCTTACAATGAGAAAATAATCTTCCAGATTGATGAGGTGCTTCTGTCTCCTCAGTCTCCTGCTATTGGTGGACCTGGAGGCGTGTTAGTTGAACTTCCATTTACTGCTTACTATCAGGATGGAGCATCTGGGTCGGTCTTTACAGTAGTACTAGCGAATACTCAAACTGGCACTGTTGTAGCACATTAAGTAGAATACAGTCCCCCTATCACAAGTAGGGGGACTTAAATTACAAATATTCCTAGGGGGGAATCATGTCGGACGAAACTAAAAAAGAATACAAAATAGGTGATAAGACTTACTTTCAGAAGAAACTTGTAATGGGGCAGGTCTATCAAATTCTGAACCTGCTCAAAGATATAAATTTACCAGCAGACCCTACAGCGATTAATTTAATTACTGCTTTAGGTGATAAATTAGCTGAAGCTATCGCTATAGTTCTTCAAGAATCAACAGTACCTTTAAAAGATAAAAATGTGGGGCAGTTAGCTAACGATATTGAATTTGAAATGGACCCAGAACAAGCCTTAGAGGTGATAGAGGATTTTTTCGATTTAACCCCCATCTCTTTTCTCTTGGAAAGAGTGGGAAAGACAGTAGAAAGAATAGCCGAAAAGATGAAGAAGGAAGCTGGCTCGACACCATAGTAGTCATAATGACTGATGGTGATATTCTAAAGAGGGATGATTTAATATGGTATTTCACTTTGGAAGAAATTAAACCTTACTTAGACCATAAGATTAGAAATGTAACCTTTAGAGAAGCGGTGTTGAGTTTTATGGGGGTTAAGACCACTACCGATGTTGAGTCCGACTATTGTAAAGCCTGTAAAGCTGCGGGTAAAGATCACTGTGATACTTGTGATAGAGATATTAAAGTGATAGAAGAACCGAAGAAGGGGAAAACACTTGGCAAATAAAACTAAGATTCAGGTAGAAGTCGAAGCTATAGCAACCGGATTTGGAGCTATTACAAAAGAATTAGAGAAAGTTTTTGCGAATCTGGGTAAAGTTAAGGTTGGTCCTGAGCTAATTGCTGATTTTAATAAAATAAAATTAGCTGTCGATTCGTTGGGTGATTCCTTTAATACGTTAATCACGAAAGCCAATTCTTTAAACACGACATCTAAAAATCCGTTTTCTCAAGTCTTCTCCACAAAAGATATAGAAAAGTTTAAACAGGAACTTGCAAGTTTACAAACTCAATTAAAAGCTGTTTATGGTAAGACTGTCTCACCAAGCCCTCAACGACCAATGGGACCCACAACTACAGTTGGGGAAAAGAATTTTCAACAATTTATACAAAAGCAAAAAGAGAATATTGGTTTAGCCAAACAGCAAAAGGTAGCAGCAGAAGCCTGGATAGCTGCCAATAAAAAGATAGCTGATCCAGCTATTATTAATAGTACAAAAGAATATATTCATACCCAAGATAGAGTTATTGCTGGATTAAAAGAAGGAAGATTATCCATAAGAAATTTTGCCTTATCAATGGGAATATTAAAAACCCAGATCAAAGACCTAATTTTTTGGCAGGCTCAGTGGTATGCTACCAAATTTCTAATCTTTACTCCTTTGCAGATTGGTGCAGATGTGATACGAGGATTTGTTGCATGGCAACAATCTATGCAGAATGCGGCTGCGGTATCCAATTACACTCAAAAAGAAATGGAGGAGTTAAAACAAACTACATTAGATATAGGGAGAACAACTCCTATTGCTGCTAAAGCGGCTGCGTCTGCTCTTCTAGAATTTGCACAAGCAGGATTAAGTGCGGCAACGGCTCAGAAGCTTCTTCCTTTAGCCTCAAAAATGGTTATTGCTACACAAGAAGATATGAAAACGGCTGTTTCAGCATTAACGACGGCATTCTATGCCTGGAAACTTGAAGCAAAAGATATGCCAGCAGTTGCAGACCAAATCGCTGCTGCAATGGCTGATTCAAAATTAAAAGTAGAAGACCTTGGAACAATCTTCAACTATTTAGGAACAATGGCAAAACAAGCTGGTTTATCTGTTAGTGAAACCTTAACCTTAGTAACCGTTATGTCCAAAGCAGGAGTTAAGCCGAGTACTATTGGAACTGGTCTTACACAGGCTATGGTTGCTTTAACTAAGATGGCTCCCAAGTTGAAAGCAGAGTTTACTAAATTAAAATTAGATTGGAGAGAATTTCAACTTCCCCAAAATAATCCATTAGAAGTTTTCAAAAAGATGGCGGATGCTGGTATTAATTTAACTGCTATCTTTAAGGGCTTTGAAACTAGAGCAGGAAGGTCAGTTGCTGCTGTAGTTAATCAAGGTCTTCAGATGATTGAAGAAACGGAAGCCAAGATAAAAGAGAAGGGATTTCTGGACAAAGCTTTTGAAACCTCTATGGATGCGATTGAAAATCAAGCGAAACGATTCAAAGGTATTATGGAATCAGATATTTATGCCATATTAGATACTTCTGGAACCGTAGTTGCTAAATTTCTAAAAACCATTAATGATGGATTAACCGGGGAGAATGGATTAATCCATGTAGTTAGATTTGTAATGGGTACAGCTACTGCTTTAGTAATTATTCAGTTAGGAAAATGGATTGTGAGCTTTGCTAAAGTTAAAGCAATTATTGAAGCCATTAAATTATTGTTTACCGGAGCGGGTTTTACGGCTGCTATATCAAACCCGTGGGTTTTAGCCGCAGTAGCTGTTGGAGCATTAATTACAGTGTTACTAAAATTAAAAGATATTTTTAATGATGTTAAAAAATCTATGGGAGAGAGTACGAGTGAAGAGACACTTAGGTCTCTTTCCCCCTTTGCGATCAAACAAAGATATAAGATGGTAGGGGATTTAGTTGAAAGGATGGAAAAAACGACTGCTGCTGGGTTACCCACCGATGTACAACCTGGAGAATTAAGTGCTGTAGGAGTTCCAGGAGACCTTTTACTGAAAGGACAAACAAAGGCTTTAGCAGCCTTAAAAAAATACCAACGAGATATGTGGTCCCAAGTCTGGAGAATTTCTGAAAAAGGACCATTAAATCCTCCTGATGTACCTACTAAAACCACTTCGGAGGATGAGGATAAGGTAAAGGACACATGGTCAAAATCCCTTTCAAATCTAAATAAAGCATATTCTGAAAAAATTAAAATAATACAAGAGGGGGAGAAACAAGCTCAAGATATTTTAACTGCATCACATCGGCTTCAGGAAATAAGTGATATAGATTTTTATGCTGAGTCTTTAACCATTGCTGAAGAGGCAAATAAGAAGGAACGAGATACACTGTTGCAACAACGTGAAGCTCTAAAGGCTACATATGAAAAAGAAGCTGCAAGAGCAAAACCAGAGAAGTTACAGAGTATGTGGGAAGAGTATGAAAATAAAAGGGAAGAGATAGGTAGACGACTCTTACAGATAGATACTGATAATCAGAAAAAGAGGCTTGATACACACACGAATACAATATTAAAGTTACGAGAGTTAGAAACCAAAAGACTCGACTTTGAAGCAACTGTAGCAAAAACTATTTATAATAGAGAAAAAGAGGTAGCAGATTTTCGTATAGACGAAGAGAAGAAAGTGCGAGAGTATTTGTACGGAAAGAAAGATTTTGATCCTCAAAAGTATTATCAGGATGAGATGTCTTACATAAAAGCCACGTATGAATTAGAATATGCACTAGCTGAGAAAGAGTTCAATAACTGGAAAGAGAGAAATTACCAGAAGTATGAATTAGCACGACAATCCCCTGATAATCCAAATTTACTGGTCGAGTATAATAGAGAGGAAGAAATTGAATACCAAGCCAGATTAGAGCGGGAACGAAAAGCGAGTCAAAAGTTTTATTCAGATACTGTAGAATATGCTAGAAAAGCTAGTGATGATATTAGAAAGATTTTTAGTCAGGGAGGGGGTCTCTTCGGTGGTTCCTTAGCTGTAGCTCAAAAGACATTACGTGACTTATCTAAAAACACACTTGATATGGCTCAAAATGTTTCTGATGCTGTTACCAATATCTCCAGTACTATGGAGAGTTCCTTTATGGACTTCTTCGATCACACCTCGGAAGGATTTTTAGATTGGCAGAAACTCATTACCTCAATCTTAAATGATATTGTTAAAGAACTTATTAGAGTCTATATAGTTAAGCAATTAATTGGTGGGCTACAAGGATTCCTTGGTGGTGGTAGTACAAGTGGTAATGCTGGAATGAAATGGGATCCAACTGCGTGGGGTGGGAATTTTGGGGGATCATTTGCTGGTGGTGGTAGAGTGTCCTTAAATAAAGCCTACATCGTTGGTGAACGTGGTCCTGAACTGTTTAATCCCGATTCTAATGGTACTATTATCCCCAACGGTGGGTTTGGTGGTTCACCTACCATTAATATCTACAATAATAATGGTTCAAAGGTTTCAACGAAAACCAACAGCGATAATGGAAAACTGGAAATTGATGTTATGATAGACCAACTGGTTGCAGGAAAGATTTCTAAGTTTGGTAGTGCTTCTAATAAAGCGATGAGACAAAACTTTAGTGCATCACAAAGATTAACTGCGAGGTAAGTATATGATAATGTGGCCTAGTGTTCTACCTCAATACCTAAATGTAGCTGGATACCAAGAGCAAGCTGGTAATCAAATGCTTCGTTCCTCTATGGAAGCTGGTCCTCAGAAAGTGCGTAGACGTTTTACAGCATCTCCACGACCATTATCGGCACAATTACTACTCACTCCTGCACAACTTACATTCTTTAAGTACTGGTATGAGTATGTGCTTCTTGGTGGTACGTTACGGTTTGGTTGGGTAGACCCTTGGAGTAATTTAGTTTTAACCAATCTCCTTACCAATGGGGGATTTGATAGTTCAACAACAGGGTGGGAAGTATATCAGTGTACCATCTCCAGTATATCTGGTGGTATTTATGGAAATTGTCTTGAGTTGACAATGGCAAGCGGTGACTACCAGGACGCCCAGCAAAACCTCACGCTCTCCGTCGGTAATTTGTATAACCATGCGGGCTGGGTAAAATCGGGGTTGTCAGGCAACGAGAGTGGAGATTTTGGTGCATGGGATGTTGGGGGGTCACTACTTGCTGCTTCATTTGTGTCATCGGACGAATGGATGTACTATCATGGAACATTCACCTGTGAAAACGCAGCAACAAGCGTAGGAGTAGCCAAGATTTCCGCCACCGCAGGCACCATGTTCTTTGATGAAGTAACCCTCTATGATATAACCGATGGAGTTACCGAGCTGAGGTTTACTGAACCTCCGTCATGGGATACACCGGATGGTTTAAATATCACTCTTAATATGAGTTTGGAGATATTACCCTAATGACATCATTAGCCTTTAGACAAGCTGCTTATGCTCAAGAAACAGGAAGAACAATTATTGCTCTTATCACTCTTACGCATGAGTCCTTGTCAGAACCTATACGAATAAGTACCGACCCAACCGAACGGTTAAGTACTCCGATATTAGACGTAGTATATGGAACAGTCAGCAGAGGGAACCAATATGTTTTCTTACCATTAAAAATTCAGATACCTTCGGATACGGATGAAGGTCCTGGGAATATGACAATTGAACTTGATAATGTTCATCGTGCCTATACGGAAGCTATACGGTCTATATTT